CATGCCTGTGCTAGTTGAGTCGGACCTTCTTTCAACAACTGGATTTGAAATTTCGAGAGACCAGCCTTCATCTCCAAATACTCCTGTCTCCACTGTGTGTGGGGTGATTTGTCTGTCATTTGCCTCCCATTCAGAATGAATAGTATTTATCTGACGATCAACGTCGTCCATAGCCATCATTATTTTACCATCAATCCACATTTTATGCAACCATTCTATAAAACCTGTCACCAAGTGTGATATCCAGAAAGGTTGCTTCTTTGCCCACCTCTTAGATTTAGTATACCAGTTGTCTTTACCACCCCACTGGTGTTCAAATTCTATCTTAGGTGTGATCATATTTCTCCAAGTTACATTCTACTAAAATTTCTCCTTTGTATTCTTCTTTTTTTGGTTGTCCTATCTTTTCTAATATTGATGCAGGTATTTTCTTTTTAGTAATATCATAAGGTATAGGTGCATTTGCTACACAAACTCTAATACATTCCCACTGCTCATCAGTAAAAAAGTTATTGTGATACATCAACGTCTTGATTGTGAGTTAACGTTTCTTATTTCATATAGCATATATCTAAAAGTCGCTTCCGCAATCATAAAATCATTATCATCAGATGAAGAATCAAATGAAAGTGTAGATAGTGATACAGGAAATAAATCTTTAAATACTACATCAAAGTTTGCTAAGTTGTTATTATTCAATACTTGTAGAGTTCCGTCAGAGAATCTTGCATCTTCGGAAGGTGCATTTGCAAATCTATCATTCCAATTAGTTCTTTCTAATCCGTCTTGTGGTGTTCCTAATGCACGCATCCAGTTATGAAGTTCCATATAGTTTCTTAGATCTTCATCAACTATAAATTCAAGACTTAATGCACCGTATTGTATGTTACCCTCTCTAGGTAAAGGAACAAAACCTGCTGTAGGAATATCAACTTGACCTAGTTCTAACGTAGGTATCATTGCTTTTTGACACAAAAAAGATACTCTCTTTGCTTTATTGAGTACGAATAAGAACCCAATAGGGGAAAGAAAGTTTCTGTTTGTTAGTTGGTCTTGATACCAGTTTGCCATTAGTCTCGTTGTCTCCAGTCGTCAGGTTTTTTTCTATTAAACCAGTCGCTTATATCGTCTGCACTATCGAACCCTGTTCTTTGATCGGATGGGTCGGGTTCACCTAATCCCATCCTATTCAGAAAATCGTCGGTTCCTCCCTTTTTCATATCGGGATTGGATGCTTTTTGTCGTGCTTGTCGCATCCAAGTTGCAGCAGTGGTATTTACTTTCGCTAGTTTTTGTGCCCAAATCATGTCTTCTAGCTTGACATCTTCACCATTAACAATCTGTTTACAGATAGAATCCAATCGGAGTCGGTATTGGGTTGAAAGCATTTCTTAATCAGTTCTGAGTTTGGCTTTTAATTGATTGAGTTTTGTATACTCTTTATATGCATCATCCGATCTCTCGGAAAGTATAGCATTGATATCATTTATAATAATATCGTTATCAATATAATCGTCAAGGTACTTAAAGATTGCTTCTTGTAGAAACCTTTTACGATGCCACTCAGGAGAATATGGTTTATAGTCCATAATGTAATCCATCAGTAATAGTATTTAGCATAAAAAAAGAGGGGTCTTTTTTGACCCCTTTCTTATTGCGTTTAGGTTTAATTGATTAAAATGCCTTTACAGATCCTTTTGCAATCACTTCCGTGTTGACCTATATCACAATCTATCAAACACTCGTAATATTCATTAAGTAGTTGATCTTCCTGATTATTCCAAGCGGATAGTTGGTTGTGCGACTCTATATTGTGATGCATAAAGTTCCTCCATTTTAGAATACATGATATACAAGAGTTTGGTTACATCTTGTTTCTCCTTAATTCTACCACTATTTATTGTTATACCAACACATTTCAGCACTTTAGTCACAAAAATAAATGCCTACGAGTTTATACCTAGACACAAAAAAAGACCCGAAGGTCTTACCATAATATAAAAGGAGGGAGGTTGGAATCCTGTATACCAACAAATAACGGGCATTACTACAGTAGTAAAAACGTTATTGCCTGAGACCCGATCGGTTGAATCGGTTCTACTTTCGTAGCAGCACCACCTGTGTCTCATCACCTTAACTAGCGGTTGCCAGTAAGTTTATTCAGTCACTCCCATGTTGCGTCCAACAAATATATTATAGCATAAAAAAAGAGAGTGTCAAGCACTCTCTTAAAAAGTTATGTAATATCTGAATTACATTAGGTTTGCAACTTGAACTCTTCTGTAGTACTTATTAGTGTTAGCTGTAAGTGCTCCAGATCCCTGTGTAAGTCCCTGTGAGAATGGGTTAGAAACCATACCGTAACGAGTCTTGAAACCTATTTTTGGTTGGAAGGTGTTAGGGTTGATTGCTCTAACTTGCTGTAGTGGAACATATGGGCAGTAGAATATACCTGCGTCATAAGGAGAAGTTCCTTTGTAGCCTGCAACGTAGTAGTGCTTATCACTTACGTTTGCTGAATATGGGTCAACATAAACCTTGATGCGACCGTTTAGAGTTCCAACAAGAGTTGAAGATGTGTCATCAGGAACAAGACCATTGTTTCCTTGAAGACCAGGTGCGTAGTCAAGAACGCCAGCCATACCAAGAGCAGACACAACATCAGCAGATGCGATGATTATGTTACCCTTTCCACGTCTAGTTTCGTGACCGATTGCGTTTGCATCTCTTTCGATCTGGAATAGAAGTCCTTTGAACTTCTCAACAGACCATCTACCATTGGAGTCTACGTCTAAGTCGAAGATACCTGCAGTAGCAGTATTGTTTTGAGCACCTTTAACAGCGTTAACATAGATTGTTCTAACAACTTCTCTGTTAATTTCAGCAAGAATCTCTGTTGAGAGAATGTTGCTTAACTCTTGCTCGGCATCAAGACCGTGAATTGCTTTCAAGTCTTGAGCAAGTTCAATACTGTACTCTGCCTTTAAAGCTCTAGCTTTAGCAGTAACAGTTACTTTCTCGATTGAGAAACCCATTTCTCTGAAAGCAGTAGCAGCAGAACTGTCATCGATTGCTTCAAGTTCTGTAGTTGTTGCTCCAGTTGCATCGCCTGTTAGTTCGTAAGTTCCAGCAGGAGAGTCGTTAAGAAGACCTGGGTTAGCACCTTCAGCGTCGTTAGTTGCATCGGATGCAGTTGGATCGTAGTCTGCAAGACGGTTTCCATCAGCACCAGAGAAACCTGCGTTAGGCTCATTAAAGAATGCTTCTCTGTAATCGCCAGAAGCTGGTGATCTTTCTGTACCGTATTGTGTTCTCATTGCAAAGATAAGTCCTGTAGGACCAGTCATTGGCTGAACGCCAGCGATATCATATGCAATTAGTTGAGGCATTGAACGTCTGATTAGACTAATCAATACTGGGTCGAAACCTGCAACAGGACCTGTTGCTGTAGCAGCAGTACCAAAACCGCCTGTACCAGCAGTTTGGAGAGTCTCAGTAAGGATTGCTCCTTCTTCGATCTGTGCTTTTTCTTGGTTTTCTAAGAGTTGTGCGACAACACCACGCTTATGTGCATCATCGATCTCTGGAAGAGCTTCGTGATTCAAAACGGGAGCCCACTTCTCTTGTAGATTTTTAAGTGTCATTTGACTTTGAAAAGTAGTAGTTAATTTAATTCATTAATTGGACCAACGAGCAATAGCATCAACATACTTCGACATTGTGCTGCTAGTTGTAGATTCGACAAGGGGTTCAGAACTTTCTTCTGTGGGTTCAGTCTTTGCAGTTTCTGCAACGACCTCAGCCTTTTTAGTAAAGTATGATTCCTTAATCGTTTCGACTTTCTTACGATAGTCTTCTTCAGTTTCAAACTCAACTCCCTCTGCAAGTTTGGTTAGCTTCTCCTTTTGGGTTTCAGCAAGACCAGTAGCAACTTCGTTCACGATTTCCATTTTTACAAACTCTCCAATTCTCTTGTTTAAAGATACATTAGATTCGATTTGCTCATTGAGTTTAGATTCCATATCATCAAGCTCACCTGCCATTCCATCTAGCAGGTTAAACTTCTCTTCGGGCACAGTAAAGTTATGCTCTAAGAAAAGATCTTTTAGACCTTTGAAGAATGATTCTGCCATCTCAGTCTTAATTCCGTGCTCAATCTGGAGTGAATTTTCCTTCATCCATGATTCAGCAGCATAAGATAGGTAGTCATCAACCTTCTCGGCCAATTCTGTTTGGATTTTTTCGACTTCTTCAGTCAAGGTCTCCTCAAAACCTTCTTGCAACGCTTTAACTTCGTTGTTAACTTTGGCGGTTACCGCAGCCTCAAAAATAGTCGCAGCTTTTACTCGGAACTCTTCTGATAGTTCTTCACCAGCGACAAGAGCGTTAACATCTTCAGTAAAGTCGTACTTGGTTTCAGCGATTGTTTCTTCTTCGCCATTGTCAGTCTCCTCCATTTTAGCGGATGCGAGTGAAGGTTTAGTCTTAATAGACTTATCTCCCTCATACTTTACTGCACTGGATGCAGATGCACCAGCGTTCTTAGTGCCTTTAGCACCTTCTATTGAAGCACCTACAGGTCCTTCTACGTCAACCACTTTCTTAGCACTACCTGCCTTAGATGTATCCATAGGCATAGGTGGTTTTGCAGATTTAGTGATAGGATCAGAGCCTTCGGTCACTTCTTCCATGTTATCTAACTCTTTTTCGAGGGTCTCAGCCATTTGTTTAAACTCCGTTTAGCTTTTGCGTTGTCTGTATTTATTTATAAATCATAAACTCTTTAAAAACGCCTCAAACGCGGAAACTTTGCGTTCTTGGAGATTTAAAAGGGTTGCTTGATCTATTTCTTTCTTGATTTCGGAAACAGCAGCCTCTTTTAGTATGCCATTGTCCCAAACCCACTCTTTACCTTCCATGATTCCATCAACAAATGCATCTGGTGCGGAAGGATCAGCGACTATATCAGCAGCAGTTGCTAACATAAAGTCATCCATAACGACACTACAGTTCTCTTCCTTTCGGATAGAACCCATGCCACGACTGGAAACTCCCAGTTTGACACCCTCACTTAAGAGGTCTTTTGCGATTTTACCCATAGGGGTTTCAAGTAACTTTGCCTTACCAATAAAGTTATTACCTTCTTGTTTAAGGTTAGTTATCTTGTGAGAAACACGGTCAAGATTGATAGAAGGACCATCAGGATGACCTAATTCTCCAAGAGCACGCCCTTTTTGAATGTAGTTCTCATCGTATTTAGCGACTTCTTTCTGCAAAGTTCCCAAAGGATACATTCTATTATTGCGGTTTTTTAATTCCGCTTGTAAGAAAATACCTTCAATGAAGTAATTTTTCTTGCCTTCTTTCTCTTCGGAGAGAAATTTGACATCAGTAATTTCTTCAGCTATCAGTCTCATCTTTTGTTTCCTCTTCTGGTGGTTGTTCTGCAGTTGCTTCTGGTGGATCCATAGATGCAGGTGCTGTATCAACAACTTCATCCTGTGGTGGATCCTCAGGTTTGCGACCATCAACTTCAACAGTCTCTGGTTCAATATCCGTACCGTCAGTCGTTTTTGCTTCTATTTCATCAGCAGCAGACTGTGCGGTATCATCTAAGTCAAACCCCATTGCTTTAGCAAATTCAACTTTCTTTGCTTGAACTGCATCGTATGCTGTTGCAGACAATGCATCATTCACGGAGTCAACCGCTTTTGCTTTGTCGTCTCCGAAGATTTGTTGAACTATTTGTTTAGCAATTTCGCTAGGCATAATGATTTCCTCACATTGTTATTTATTATTTAGAATTCTCCCCGCTTTGCATCCGCAGCTTCTACTTCTGCAGGTGCTTCTTGGGAAGAGATGTTGTCCCCTTGTGGGACTGCATTAGGATCCATAGAGGGATCCATTTCTGCTGCAGGATCAACAATAAGACCTGCTTCTCGCTCAGAATCCATTTGTTTGTCAATTTCCTTAATCTCCGATTCACTTTGTTTTAGGACTTGACGACGCATATACTCAATAGAGAAGTACTTGCCGACATAGGGATCCATTGCATTCACTTGATTCATTCTCTCATTACGGATTTCAATTTCCTTCAGTTCAGTGAAGTAGTTGTCCGCAATAAAATCGAATTGGATATGTTCTTTCATATCCTCCCATTCATCAATAGAGCAAACACCCTTTAGAATGAGTTGTGTTTTGAGGAGATCAACGAATAATTCGGAGAATCTTTTTCTCAAACGTGCAATAAATTTCTGAAACTTTACTTCGTCTCTAGTTATCTCTGCAGCACGACCGATGTTAAACGTGGTTTCAGTTTCTAATCTAGAGGAAGGTACGTTAAGTGCTTTATAGAGTTTCTTCTGGAAATATTTTACGTCTTCCAATTCTCCAAGGTTTTGTCCGCCAGGTAGAGTAGTAATTTCAGTTCCTCTTCCACCTTCACGTCTTGGAAGCCAAAAGTCTTCCAACATAGACATAAACTTTTTATCGTCCTTGATCTCCCCAGTGTTCGCATCATATACTAACTTGTTACGATACCTACCCATAACTTCACGAAGATATTGCTCCGCTTTATTCTTAGGTAAGTTACCGACATCAATATAAAAGATACGACGTTCTGGTGCTCTTGATAATCTATAGATTACCAGAGAGTCTTCAATCATACGCAGTTGGTTAACTGCCTTGATTGCTTTATGTAAATGACTTAATGTCATATTCTTATTGAGATCCTGTATACCAGAATGACAATAAGTTACTGAATCAGCAGCAATTTTCATACCCTGATTAGTAGAGTTTTTTAATCCCTTAGGATTATATAGGAAATACTCCGCACTTTTTTGAGTGAGTTGAGTATTCAAATCTAAACCGCGTAATTGTTCTGGACGTTTCTGATCGTATTCAGTAACTTTCCTGATCTTACGAGGATCGATATAGCGTAATTCCAATAAACCATTTTTAGGATTATCTGGATCTATTACTTTATGGTAGAAAAGTCTTCCATCGACATACCATCTACGAAAGATTTCGTATGAACGATTATCAAAATCAAGTAGACGAAGAACTTCTTGAAATTCTTCTCTAATTAATTTCTTGATCTTTTCTGATTCTTTTAGGTTAGATAATTCTACTTCAACTGGAACATCATCAAAGTTACCGCAAATAGTTTCGTTAACTACATCGTCAACTGCACTATCACACTCTGGTTGAAGCACCATCTCTCTATAACGAGTGATGAGTTCAAAATCATTTCTGACAGTTCCATCAAAGTCAACGGAATATCCATAGTACCCGCCACCTACGATAGGTTGCGAGCCATCCATATTATCTTTTTGAACAAAAGAAGGTCCTTTCGGGACCTTCTTCGCTCGCTCAAGTGAAAAACCGAAGAGCTGAGACATTATATTTTAAATGTATTGGTCTTATTTTTATTTATATCAGTCGTCAGTTGCCTTTGTTAGAGGAGTCCAGTACTGAACCTGCATCTCTACAGTGAACTCTTCAATGGCATCGTTATTACCATAGTCAAGATCAATAGCAGCGATTGCACTTGGGAATATGTTATAGAACTTGTAAGACTTGAGAATTTTTGGTTTGTCTCCTGTCTTAACATCTCTTGCTAACTGATGGACTTTCATGTCCGCGAAATATCCAGTAGCATCATCAGTGTCTCCAAGACCTGCAGCAGATGTAAAGTTCTCATTATATGCTTGAATACTTGATGCCCAAAGTTCAAATGCAGAGCGTAATCCAAATCCACTATCATTCATAATAGTGATTGTCCAAGGTTCAAATGTTCTGTCACCTGCAATCTTTAGTGTTCTTCCTCTGAAAGGAACTTCTATCACACCAATCTGAGATGAAGGGAGGTTTGCTGCACGAACAGTAAACTTACCAAGATTCACAAGATCAGCGTTTTGTAGAATTCCTGAGGGGAAAGCAAGGTCAACTTGGAATAGATTAGGTCTCGCAAAATCCGAGGCTACATTAGCCTTAAAATCATCAATAGTTCCTCTTTTTGCCATTTTTTTTAAAGTGTTGTTCCGTCTCCTTTATATTTAGACTTATTAATATTTTCAAGCATAAAAAAACCTCCGTAAACGCGGAGGTCTTTGGGTTGTTCCGATTGTAGAGACCGCACGAGAGGTCTCAATCGTATTTATTAACTTGCGACTTCGCTGAATGATACTCCAGATCTTGTTGCAACGAATGTTAATGTGATGTAGTTAATTGTGCGTGTTGGTTTCACGAATACTTCTGCGAAGAATTCTCCACGATCAACTGCCTCAGGAGGGTTGTTGGATGCATCACACTTAACTAAGAAGTCTGTAACTCCACGACGACCTTGAACATCTCTCATGTATGGTTCAACAATGTTGAGGAAGAGAGATCTTTGTGCATCATCGTTTTGCTCAAAGAGTTGTGCTTTAGCAGCACCAGAGATAACTCTTTCGATTGTTAGGAATAAACGACGGACGTTAATTCTGTCAAATGCACTTGCAAATCCAAGAGCAGTCTTGTCACCGAATAATACTACACCTTGACCAGGGAAGGAAACAACAGGGTTGATTCTATTTCCGTATAGACGATCTCTTTGTGTCTTAGTTGGTGTATATGCTAGTTTGATTGCATTTCTTAGAACACCGCGTTGGAAACCAGCAGGTGAGAACCATGGTTCTGAAACTTCTGATGACTGTAAGCATAAACCTGCAACGTCTGCGTTACATGGAACGTATCTGTATACATCGTTATACTTATCGTAGATGTACTTGTATCCAGAATCAAATACCATGTAAGAAGAACTTGGTAGTTGCTCAAAGAAAGTAACAATGTTTTCTGTTGCTGTAGCAGTATTAGAAACACCAATTACGTTTGCACGACGAGGTGAAACAAATACCATACAATCTCTTCTCTCTTCAGCAATGTTAACAAGAGAAGTTACTTTAGCGATTGCAGCAGCATCATCAGCACCAGCAGGACCAGTGATAATGAAATCAAGAGTTTGTGACTCAGGATCTTGTGCTAACTCATATGCTGTAGCAAGAGATGAATTAGTGATTGAGTAATCAGTTCCAGATGTTGCATAATCAACTCCACCACTTAATCTGTAGTAGAATGTAGAGTTATTCTTAGATGCAATAGTTGTTCTGCCTGCAGGATAATCAGTAGAACCAGTAGATGAACGAAGTAAGTTAAACTGTCTAGAAGCAGCAGTTTGACCCCAGTTACCATCTGAAGCAGTAGAAGTAGCATTGAATACTCCTGTTTCATGCTTACCCCAGTAGATATACTCGGACTTCTGTTTGATTACTTCTTTATAGTAATTTGTTTCTCCTACAGAAGTTTTAGCGTCAGATGCTTTAGATAAACCAACGAAACGCTCAAGAAGTGCACCAGTTGTACCAGTGATCTTTCCGTCAATATCAACAACTAAAACATGAACTTCATCTCTGAATCCACCAGCGTTACTGGCATATAAAGAAGTTTCTGGACGAGCAGCAACATTGATCCACTTAGAACCAGGTAGATACTCACGCTCTGCATAGTCAACACGAACTGCACTAACTGCAACAGCGTTAGAGTTTGTATCTTGTAGACTATCAGCAGGTGCAAAGTCAATACTTGACTTATTCTTAGCAATATATAAACGTCTTTCGATTCCTACATTGACTGCAGCAGTGTTTGATCCTTGTGTAATTACTTGATCATCAGCAATGATACCAGTAACACCTGCACTAGGAATACCAATCTCTAGTTTTTTATTAGCAGGATCCCAAGCAAGAACATCAATAGTTTCATTAGAACCACCGATGGAGATTGTAGTAGAAGTACCAGGAGTAAAGTCACCAACAATAGTATCAACTGTTAGAACTACACTATACTTAAATACTTTACCAGCAGCACCAGAAGAAGCGGAAAGTGCTTCATCAGCAACAAAGTTCCACTCGTTACCAGAACCAGGAGCAGGTAGAATAGCGATTTGATCAGCACCAGAGTCAGTTACAAAGATACCGATTGAGTTACCTTTTGTACCTGCTGTTCTAGCACCATAGAACCATGCGTTAGTAGCATCTTCATATGTTTGTTCGTAGTTATCAAGATTCTTGATCTTTACTGCAGTTCCGTTAGATACACCGTTTTTTAAAGTTGTAGAGTCAACGCGAACGGTTTTTAGAACGCCACCATATGAAAGAAACTGGGATGCAGAATACCAGTATTCATAGTTGTAGTCATTTGGTTTACCAAATTGATCAACTAATTCCCTCTCAGAACCAATCTCAATGATTTGTTCAACGGGACCTAGTTCAAAAGGTGCTGCCATCAGACCGACATTGGCGGTTGATGCAGTTGTGATAGTTGTAAGATCTCTCTCTTGTACAACTACACCTGGCGATAATTGATTGGCTGCCATGTTTAAAATTCTCCTAGTGTCGGCTCAGCAATGTTTGTCTAAGATTATTTATATTTTTGAAACGTCACCTAAACTCCCACATGTAGGATTTATCCCCATATTCCGCGACTTTCCAAAGATCTCCTTGAGCATCTGCAACATATTCATCATCCATTCCGTCATCTATAAATCCGAATGGTGACATGTCTTGTTCTATAGATTCTCTTTGATCATCATATATGCGTTGTCTTACATCATTGTCATGCATCTCTTTAAAATATTGTTGCATTGCCATCCAAGCAAATATAACAAGACACATAGCAAGGTCATCATTACAACCCTCTTCTGCTGCAAATGATTGACCTTTTTGAATAAAGGTAGTTAGTTCTGCAATAGTGTCATAATCAGGAATTATAAGTTTATCTTCTTCTAGTAATGCTTTTAAATTTGAACATCCAACTTGTTTTACAGCAGTGGACATCTTTACACCAAGTTGAGTTTTCTTACCTGAGAATCCCTGACCTAATTGTTGACCTGCTCTACCACGCATAGCTACCATTAATAAGTTTTCATACTCTAAATCAAACTGAATAATATCCGCAACTTGACCACCAATATCATTTACTTCACATATAACATATGCGTTATTATAATTTTTTGCTACCTCAATTATTATATTTGGAAGAACGATTGGTTTTATTTCATTATTTCTATAACGTGCTACCATTTTATATGGTAATGTTGTTGTGTCAAATACCACGAATGCGGAATAATCATTTCCAATACCTCGTGCTACATCAACACTAATAATATAATTATGATCATCTTGTCTATTTTCAAATACTGCTAAACCTCTTTTTTGCATAATAGGTTCATCATATGGCATAGTTCTTAATTTACTAGGACTTATCAAAGTATCTACAGATCCTAAAAATTCACATTCAAACTCAACTCTAAACTGTTGTTCTGATGTGTTTTTAATAGTTTGTTCTTTCCATACCTCATCACGACCTGGTACTTCAGACCAGTGAACTTCTGTAGGAATATATTCATTCGTTCCACGCTCTGCATCATGCCAGAGTTTGTAGAACATATTCATTCCGTGAGGAGTAGATATGATAATAACTTTTGTAGATTTACCTGAGGAAATAGTTGGATAGACAGAACTAAAAAACTGATCAGCGATATGATTTGGAATGAACGCGAATTCATCCAGAAAT